CTCCTCAGGGTGATGACTTGGACTACTCAGTCTTACTCGATCAGTATGCCTCTGGCGAGGTAGATGTCCTTACTCCTACTCAGTGGTTGAACCTCCGCAACGACATGATGAAGTCGTTGGAGTACAACTACTACAAGGATCAGGTTGGCAACTCTCCTACCGAAGAAGAGGAGAGATGGCTCCGACAAATCCGTTCAGAGCTAGAGGAGTCCTACCCCTCATCTACCTCAGGTCTTCAGAAGAAGCCTGAGAATGAAGAGCTTATTGCTGAGCTTTATCAGGCTATCGATGATCCGAAGCTTCGTGACTCTGATGTAGCCAGCGCAACTAGGGAGTATTTCTACTACCGGGATCAAGCCCAGCAGTTTGCTGTAGATTCTGGTTATGCAGGGTTCGCTCGACCTAACGCCCTACTTCCCACAAGAGAATGGCTGTCGGGTATAGCTTTGGACATCGCCAAGGACTACCCTGAGTTTGAGCTAGTGTGGACTACTGTTCTTAGCCGAGAATTCGAGAAAGAGCTAAGATAATGGCCAAGATACAGGGTGATGACGATAGGTATGGCCGTGGTGGCGGTGGACCCACCACGGCCGCTCCTTCTGGTAACGCTCCCATTGGCGTACCTGAAGGCTATAGGGCTGCTACTCCCTCAGTTTATCACAGAGGTATGTCAGCCTATGAAGCTGGCGCATCGCCAGAGGGCTTACCGCCCAAGATGCAGGCTGCTCGCTACTTTGATGGCGACCAGTATATGCCTCGTAAGTTCTCCCCTGCTCAGATTTGGGAGTTGCAGCAGATTCTTGCCCGGATGGGCCTGTTAACTGGCTCGTTCCAGCGAGAGATTTGGGATGAGCCTACTGCTAGCGCATATGCTGGCGTGCTTGCCTATGCCAATCAGCAAGGGCTAACAGAGCAGCAAGCCTTAATGCGAATGGGACAGGATAGTGGAGCAGGAACTACTGGCTCTCGTTATCGGGTAGATGAAGACGGTAAGCTTGTCCCTGTTGGTGAAGGTGCCGGTCGGGAGGTACCTCCACTTGTTACTCGCACCACTGATCCAAAGGTAGTCCAGGCTGTGTTCCGCAAGGCAGCTATTGAGCTACTTGGCCAGGGCTGGTCTCGAGAGCAAATCACTGGTATGCAGCAGGCGTACACTCAGATGGAAGAGCAGCGCCAGCGTGATCTATATGAGGCTCAGATCCGTGAGTCTGGTACTCCGCAGGCTGGCTCTGTAGTTGATATCCCCTCTCCTGAAGCCTTTGCAGAGACTTATATCACTGAGAAGGCTCCTGAGGATAAGCAGGAATATGAAGCTATGCGGTACGCATCTGAAGCTGCTCAGCTTCTTGGCTCAACGGCTTGGGGTATCTGATGGGATATGGGCCTGGCACTCCAAGTGTTGACAAGCTAGATCCGACACTCCGAGCTATTGCTCTGCGGATCGTTGCTGAATCTGGCGGCCGAGTTACAATCGGCTCTGGCTGGCGGTCAATTGCTCATCAGACTCAGCTATATAATGCTTGGAAGGCAGGTACATATGACGTGCCTGCCGTTGCTGCTCCTGGCAAGTCTCGACATAACCATGGTGGAGCAGTTGACTTCAGCGGCGACCTTCGTCTTGCTCAGCAGCTTGGTCGCAAGTATGGCCTCGTGTTCCCGGTTAAGGGAGAGGCATGGCACGCCGAGCTTGGTGAAGGTGTCCAGAGTGAAGGTGGCGGTGGGCAAACAGGGCAAATGGGTGTCCAATACGATCTGAACTATGAAGGACCGGATGTCCAGGCTGACCCAAAGGAAGTTATTGCTAATCGTCTCCATGCTGTAACTCGCATCTTGGGCATGGACCCTTCGGCTAACACTGCCGGGGCTGGCGTGTTTATCGATCCTGAGATCATAGATCCGTTAGCTACTGCAACTGAAACTATGTCTCCAACTGATCCAATGGCTCTTCCTGAAGCGGGCGCCAGGCAAGCGCCTGGTATGGACGTCATGGGTGCTATCCCTCCCGGCCAGGTCCGAGAAATTGATCTTAACGAGAGTGGGCAAGCGTCGTATAAGCCCGCTGATCCATCCCAATATGGCACATATGCCAGAGCCCAATTCGGTAAGTATGGCTTCAGCGAGGGGGACTACGCTGCTCTTGTTCATCTGTGGAACAAGGAGTCTGGTGATCCTAGAGAACGTAACAAGGTAACGTGGAACCCACTTGCTCAGAACCCTAACTCCACAGCCTTTGGTATCGCTCAGTTTCTAAATGGTACCTGGGCAGGTACAGGTATCCAGAAGACTACTAACCCATATAGACAGATTGATGCTGGACTAATGTATATTAAGTCTCGGTATGGTAGTCCTCAGCGAGCTTTACAGTTTCATCTCAGAAACAACTGGTACTGACCATGGGTGTATTCGAGGATGTCAAGAGAGAATATCCGATGCTTGCCTTCCTGTTTAAAGATCCACAGGTGGGTAAGCTTCTACGTCAGGCAGTAGACCCTAATGTCGGGTTCTCTCCGCAGGAGTTCCAAGCTAAACTCTATGGAACTAGTTGGTTTAGAAAGCGTTCACAGGCTCATCGTGAGTATTCGATCTTAGCTAATGTTGATCCTGGTGAGCTTCGCCGACGTGTAAACCAGGCAAGTAACACTCTACGAGTCAATCTCTCTAAACTTGGTGCTCGCCCATCAGCAGCAGCAGTTAAGTGGATGTCCAACTACTATGTGCGAGAAGGCATTGATCCTAACGATCCAGGCAATTTGCTTGGGATTCGTTCCTTCCTCATGCAGCCAAGGAAGTTTGCTGAAGGCTCAGTCTTAACTGAAATACGAGGCGTTAAAGCCTTGGCCCAACGTGACTACTTTGTTGGAGTTGGTGGAGGTGTTGACAAGAGATGGGGCGTTGACCTAGCACTCGGTCTAAAGAGCCAAGACGACCTGAAGCGATATCTCAGCATGAAGGCTCAGTCTGCCTTTCCACACCTGAGGACTGAACTAGAACGTGGCATGACTATGTCTCAAATCTTTGACGGTCACATTCAGGTTATTTCTGAAGAGCTTGAACTTGATCCCGACTCTATCGATATGCAGATCAACCGAGGTAAGTGGAGTAAGATTCTCCGCTACCGTGATCCAACTACCAAGCGAGATCGTGCTCTTACCTTGTCTGAGACACGAACCTTAGCCCGACAAGATCCTAGGTTCTGGAATACATCTAATGGCAAGGCTATGGGATCAGGGCTGTCTAAGGTACTTCTCGAAACATTCGGCAAGAAGGCGGCCTGATGGCAGTTAGCCCTATTATCCATAACACTCTAAAGGAATATGGACTTCTGTCTCTAGTCAATTGGGCCAGCAACGCCATCGTAAATGGCTGGTCTGAGGATCAAGTTGTTCTAGAGCTTTATAAGCGACCTGAGTTTAGGAACAGGTTTGCTGGCATCTTTATGTTAGAAGCTGCTAACAAGCCGCCTGTCTCCGTCAATGAATACCTTGCTTACGAGAAGTCGGTCCATGCACAGGCTGCCATGTGGGGCATGGAACTAACCAAGGAAGAAGTTGACAACCTTATTGGTAACGAGATTTCGCCTGTAGAAGTTGAGCGCCGATTCGATCTGGCCGCTGCTGCTGAGTTTGAATCTGATGCTGAAACTCGTTCTGAACTTGATCGCATGTTCGGCGTTTCTCTTGGTCAGCGTATGAAGTATTGGATGAACCCCAAGAAGGAGCTTGGTACTCTTCAGCAGCAGTATCGTATGGCCGAAATTGGTGGGGCAGCACTTCGTACTAGCTATGGGCAGATCACTTCTGATCAGGCTCGCCGTCTTACTGAGGCTGGTCTTACTCGGGAAGCTGCGCTTACAGGGTTCGGCCAGCTTTCTCAAATGGGTGAGCTATTCACCCCGCTCGATATTGGCGAAGGTGCAATTACGCAGGACCAACAGATCGAGCTATTGGCCGGCGACGCTGATGTCCAGGAGCTAATTCAGGAGCGTGAGCGCCGCCGCCAGGCTGAATTCCAAGGTAGCGGTGGGTACGCTGCAAGTCAGGAAGGGTTCGCTACAGGAGTTGCAGAATAGTCTTTCCTCTGCTATATAATGTCACTAGGTCAACAGGGGTAATGCCCGGTATGGCACAGACCTTTAAAGTGTGTCACCTTATTCCATTCCACCCTGAGCCTCCGTAAAGGGTGAGTAGGCAAACGGAGAGAGTAGGATGCCTGAAGGAACCAACGACGATAAGGGTGGCAATACGGATGATCCAAAGGATCTACGTACTAAGCTAGATGCTGCCAATAAGGAGAAGAGTGACCTGTTAGCCAAGGTCACCCGGATGGAGCAAGATAACCTGCTCCGTGATGACGCTAAGCTTGGTCATCTTTCCCCTCGGCAGCGTAGATCCGTCCTTAGAGAACTTGCAGAAGATGGGAAGGATCTTACTCCTGAATCTGCTAGGGAAATTGCTGAGGAGCTTGGATACCCGGCAGAAGCACCCAAGACTGCTACTACTTCTACAACTAATGGTGATCAGGGTAACCAGGGCAATCAGAGTCAAGAGGGCCAGCCTGACCCCAATGTGGTTGTAGATGATAGTCTTGGTGCGTTCTCTACTATGGAGCAGGCGCAACAGTCTGCTCTGCGGGGCAACATCGATCCCACTCTTGAGACGAAGATCAATGCAGCTAAGACTCCTGAAGAGCTTACTGATCTTCTTCGCAAGGAAGGGTCTAGGTCCGGTATTGTTCACTCTTGGGACGTTTCGTAACTTCAGGTCCAAACTCTCAAAGTTAGGACTGAAGAATGGGTGATACATTCACAACTGTTGCTGGCCTTAACTCAGCGGGCACTGCTGCTTATGAGCAGTATGCCTACTTTGCACTGCGGCCGGAACTTTACTTCGATGCTTGTGCGAGCATTAAGCCTACACGCCAGTCGCATCGTGGCAGCACGGTAACGTTCAACATCTATAACGATCTTGCTCCGGCGGTTACTCCGCTTACCGAGACCGCAGATGTTAACGCTGTTGCTGTTACGGACAACGTTGTCACCCTTACTCTTAACGAGTATGGCAACGCTGCTCTTACTTCTGCGGCTGTGCGAGGCTGGTCGTATCTGGTTGTTGACCAGGACGTTGCTAACGTTGTCGGCTTCAACGCTGGTATTTCGTTCGACTCTCTTGCTCGTAATCCGCTTGTTGCTGGGTCTAACGTCTACTTCGGTAACGGTGGCGCTGGTCCTCGTAACACTCTTGTTGCTGCTAACCTTCTGCGTGCCAATGATGTTCGGCGCCGTGTTGCTAACCTTGCCTCGGACAACGTTCAGCGTGTTGTGAACGGACTCTACAAGGGGTTCTTCGCTCCGGAAGTTGAAGTCGACCTCCGTGAAGAA